GTCATCTGAGACGCGATAGACCAGTTAGTGTTTGCATAAGTAGCACCAGTCGTAAGAGACGTAGCGTCTGCGTAGGTTGTTGTATCAGAGTTTAATGTCCCAGATTGCAACCACTTCTCGCCTGACTCTGTGGTGATTAGCGCAGTCCTGCTGTTAATGTACTTAGTATCATTGACCTCAGAGCCACCGCCTCCACCAGAACTAATAAAACCTGTTAATGTACTCATAGTAGTCTCCATCCATTTGTAGCATCTGAGTATACAAATTGTAGCCCCATATTTGCTGTATCTATTGTCATGTCTTCGGCTGTTGCCATTATATTCTCTCCATTGCGCGCCACGATAGTATCTGCAAAATTACCTACAGTAATTGAGACGTGTTGCCCCGCTGTAGGACTTGCAGGAAGGGTGACTGTTACGCCAGCAGTAGACACAAAATAGTGATTGTCTGCTACTAGCGTAGAGTTTGTAGCAACTATAGTAGTTGCAAGTGAACGATCTGCCATTGCAGACGAAACTTTAGTAAATGCCATTCTTATTCTCCTAGTACTGGTTTAGTAGCTGGGAAGTCTTCAGTCGAAGGCCAATCCCTCAGCAGTACTCTATAAGCCATATAATCACTATGCTGTGGGTGGTCTATTATAGGCACCATGTAGTCTGTATCTGCTAATTCTTGATCTCTCCAGTTTCGATTAAACAAGGCCTCGACTGCTGCCGACTGCTCTGGGGTTAAATTTAGATAAGGTAGCTCTGATTCAATCATTATAGTATCCTCATATATTGTGTTACACCGGTGCCGTCAGTTTTTGCCTGAGCAGTACCAACAATAGTGCTTGGGGGGTGATTTTTATACCCCGCGTCGGTAGCCTGGTATAGGCGTTGGTAGTTATGGGCGCCACTAGCACTTGAGGCCATACTTGAATAACTGTCTTCTGCCATAACACCTGTAGAGTCTGTTTTCGAGAAGAAAGTGCCCTGAACTGCGGAGCCTACATCAATTTTTTCTATAAACGTCATAAAGTCGGAAGTGTATACATACATAAAACCCTCGCTCATCCCTTTTACCCAGATTTTACCAGCAAATTCGTGTAGTGAGGCAGTGTCTGCTGGAAAAGTAGCATCGCCGCCTGCCCAGTTTTTTATATTATCTGTAATAGTTCCATCTTTATGCAATTTAAATAATCTATTATTAGAGCCTTTACCTATGACATGGAAATAGTTATCTGGGTCCACTTGGTTAGGGAGCCAAGAGTCTACCCAATATGACCCAAAGTTTATAGAACTGCTAATTGTTTGGACGAAGGTTAGTACTCCTGTACTATTATTAATACTATATTTATCGAGTTGGTGGTATCTGTTTGTGTATCCGTCCGCTGCAGTCCACGAAACTGGATATAGAGTATAAAAGTACCCGTCCCGGTGGGCCATTACTTGTTGCCTACCATTCGCACTGGTATAGTTAGGTCTATCTGATGCGAGAACCTGTGATCCCGTACCATCGAGCTTTCTGGCAAAAAGCTGATTATTACCAGAAGCAGATCCCGTGTTTGCATTCCAGACCCATATACCGTTAGTAGTAATATTACTGCTCCATTGCTTTGACCAGTTGCTACTTGTATCGGCCAAAGAAACTTCAGCGTCTGTGTTTGTACCAATATTTCCTTGAAAAGTAGTAGCACCGGAATATGTAGTAGTGTCAGAGTTAGTGAGTAAACCAGACTTTTGCCACTTCTCTCCGCTATCTGTAGTTATAAGATCAACGGTACTTGCTATGTATTTAACGTCATTGACCTCTGAACCACTGCCACCGCCACCTATAAAGTCTTTAAAATTACTCATGATATTATCCACCCTCTTGTAGAATCTGTGTATATAAACTGAATTGAGAGATAGGCAGTGTCCATTGTAAGGTCTTCTGCGAGTGACATAATGTTCGAGCCATTTCGCGCTACTACGATATCTGTGAAATTACCTATTGCAACTGATACGTGCTGACCAGCTGTAGGGCTGGCCGGCAATGTAACAGTAACTGTCGCGGCAGAAACATAATAATAGCTATCTGCTGCGAGAGTTGTGTTTGTCGCTACGACAGTGGTAGGTAAGGACCTATCTGCCATGCTTGCTGGTACTTGTGTAAGTGCCATTCTTATTCTCCTGTTGGGATTACTGGACGAGTATCTGGAAAATCTTCGGTAGAAGGCCAGTCTCTCAACAGTACTCTATATGCTAGAATATTAGTTGCGTTAGGAAAGTCAGATACAGTTGCTGCTATATCTGTGCGAGCTAATTCGTCATTACGCCAAAAGATCGCTGCTGATGTTGGTGAAACATGGTCTGCTTGTATTATTAAAGCCATTATTTAATCCTCACGTAGTTTTGCCTGCCCATTGCTGCCTCTGTGGATGAAGTTACGCCAATAACGTTTTTGTATTCATATGCACTGTCACCAACATTATCAAGTATCCAAAAACTAGTTCCATCCCACGCTACACCCTCTGCGTTTGTGGATTGACCGGAAAAGTTTATACTTACATTTTGATACACGCCAGAGGTATTGTATTTATATAAATTATTAGTATTAGTACCAACCACCCAAAAATTAGTCCCGTCCCACGTTATATCCTTTGGGCTTGGGGCTTGAGCATTTACACTAAAACTTACATTTTGATACACGCCAGAAGAGTTGTACTTATATACAGTATCATTGATATTACCAAGCACCCAAAAATAAGTGCCATCCCACGCTATGCCTTGTGGACTTGTGTCTTGACTTGATACACTAAAACTTGTGCCTGTGTATACTCCAGCCGCAGTGTACTTATATACAGTATCTGAGCCATTACCAGCCACCCAAAAATGGGTTCCATCCCATGTTATGCCTTGTGGACTTGAGTCTTGACCAATAGCAAAATTTGTCCCTGTGTATACTCCAGCCGCAGTGTATTTAAATGCTCTATCCACGTTGCTACCAACTACCCAAAAATGGGTGCCATCCCATGTTATGCCACTTGGGTAAATCTCTTCAGCTCCTACATAAAAATTTGTTCCTGTGTATTGATAGGAAAGAGTTGCATCAGGGTAGGTAGTAGTGTCTGTTTCAAAAACACCACCCTTCAGATACACACGACCATCAGCTAAAGTAATCAAATTCTCTGCTGAATTTATATCTATTGTTTCATTTATTACTGAGGCACTACCGCCCCCACCTAAACTTATCGCCATCTTATAGCTCCTTCCAGCCAATAGTGCTGTCTACATATACTAGCGTTGCCGCTGCATCTGTAACCAGTTGACCATCGTCTGCCGTTGAATTAATATTCGAGCCATTGCGACCCACAGTTACTACACCTGCACCAGCATTCTTAATGAACACCACGTTGCCCGCTGATGGGCTTGCAGGTAGAGTAATGGTTACTGCGCTGCTTGAGTTGACAATTAGTTGGTCACGAGCACTTGCCGTATAGTTAGTAGTTTTAATAGCAAATTCGTTATAAGCACCACCAGCACCTGCTGCTAGCTTTGCCGCTGTAACGGAACCATCTGCGATCTTTGCAGTAGTAACCGTTCCATCGTCTGGAATAGCTACTGATACTACCACACTACTTGCTGCCATTACTTCTACAGAAGTTGTAGCAGGTGGAGCAGTACTAAACGTAATTGTAGTTCCAGCGATAGCATAGTTTGACTTCGACTGATATACACCATTGATATAAACACTTGTATCATTCTCAGATGCAGGTGCTGCTGACAGTGTAAATGCTACGGTTGATCCGTCGCCAGAGAACTGATTGAGTTTAAAATCAGTGCTTGCAAGAGGCTGTGCCATAATAGCGCCTACAACTTCAATTGCGACTCCGGTAGGAGGAGCTGTGTTGAAGGTCAAAGTATTGCTTGACAGGCTGTAGTGAGACTTGCTCTGGTAGACACCATCGAGGTATACTAGACTATTGTTCTCCTCAACAGGCTTTGTGAGAGTAAATGCAGTAGTAGAGCTATTACCAGTAAACTGATTTAGCTGGAAACTTGCACCACCACCACCGATTTCACCCCAAGAGTCTGTGTATCCTTCGAATTTACCTTCAGTGCTGTTATATCTAAATTGTCCTGCAGCAGGAGTAGGTCTTTCTGCAGTTGTACCTGCAGGAAGTTTCAGAGCACCCGTACCGGAGTATGCTCCGTTTACAGCTGCTATGTCTCCTGTTACGGAAATACCTGTAACAGTTGTCTCAAACTTCACAGCGTTGTTATAGTATAAAGCTTGACCCGTTGCAGAATTAAACTCTGCTGAGGTTTTGGTTCCTGCTAAATTAGATACAGTGAACGTACCTGATCTTAGCTTAATCGATCCCTCACCGAAGTCATCAATATAACTATTAGTACCATCATGATATATTTGTAGATCAGTACCAGCACCAAAGTTTACCTTGTTATTGTCACCAAAAGTAATACTGCCAGTCATAGTACCACCTGCAAGCGGTAGTTTACCTGCAAGACTGGTAGTCATTGTTCCCGCAAAATCAGCATCATCTCCAAGAGAAGCGGCTAATTCGTTGAGAGTATCTAACGTGCCAGGAGCGGAGTCGATAAGATTATTAATAGCTATATCGACTTTCGCTTCTATTACGCCTGCGGTGATACTATCCGCTTGAATTCTAGTAAGTGCCATTCTTATTCTCCTAGTACTGGGCGTGTTGCTGGGAAGTTTGAAGTGCTGGGCCAATCCCGCAAAGCTGTACGGTAGGTCATGTAAGCTGCACGTTGAGGGTGGTCTGATAGAGGGACTATGAAGTCTGAAGACGATAGTTCCATGTCACGCCATATGCGGCCAACTTCTGCTGCTGTAGGCTCTGCTGGTGTAGGTGCTACATAAAGCTCGTAATGCTCAAAGTTAGCCTCAACAAACTCAGCATCAGCACTGATGGTGTTTGTGATGTTGCCATCAGCATCTTTAATATTATATTTCATTTAATTCTCCTTTACGGTATGTACTGGATGACGACAATACCTTCACCGCCATCACCACCTAACGCCATTGAAGCGTTGTTTGCGTTTTTAGCACTACCTCCTCCAGCACCAATTCCTCCATTCCCCCCGTTAACCTGTCCGTATATAGTTCCAAACTTAGAGTTGCTAGAACCTCCAGAAAGAGGCCCAGCTTGAGATAGTATTGTTCCTGACGAACTGTCTCCATTTTGGACTGAGGCTTGACCTGCTTTTCCACCAGCTAGCTGCCCCATAGTTGAAGACCAAAAATCTCCAATAACGTCACATTCTCCCGCATAATAAGAACTAGCCGCTTGACCTCCTTGCTGACCAGTTCCTGTAAGCCCTACTGCCCCGCCACCACCGTAGGAGAGGCCCGCACCCCCCGTGTTGTTTACATCACCGTTAGAGGCCGTGCCACCAGCAGGAACTCCTGCGTTTAGCTCCCCACCTGCGCCCCCGTTAGCAGTCAAGGTAGCAGAAAGTCCCGTACCCGCTACCGTTGAATTACCTCCAGCAGTGGCGTGATTGTTGCTAGTACCCTCACCGCCAGCACCGACAACAACTGTAAAAGAACCAGATGTAGTAACTGCTAAAGTGTTCTTCTTACAGTACCCTCCAGCAGCCCCAGACCTCCCAGTTAAGGAAGTTCCAGCACCTCCTCCACCTCCACCAATAACGTGGATGCAGATGTTGCCGTCCTGCGGAGGAACCCATGTCTGGGACTTGCTTAAAAATATTGTAGGGTATGACGCAGAGCCACCGCCACCACCTGCTGAAATTAATGTTGAAATTGCTGTCATAGTATTACCCACCCCCTTGATGCGTTAGTGT